GCAGCCGAGGATGGTGAATCGTTTGCGTTGAGCATGGTCGCCGACCGACTCGACGGCAAAGCGGTTCAGATTCAAGAAATCAGCGGGGTTGACGGGAATGCTATTGAGATAGAAGGGGCGTCCGCGTTTGCCAACGAGTTGATGGCTGAACTATTGCGCAACAGACAAGAAAGGGCAGAAGAATGACTGAACCCAATTTATTGAACGCGCTTGACGAACACAAACCCATGAATCGTCAGAAGTTTCAAAAGCCGTTGAGCGAAGAGCAGATCAAGACGCTTTATGACCACGTGAGCCAGAACGGCTCTTACAACGACTTTGTCGCCTTTGCTCGCGCCATTGAACAAGCGCACGGAATATTCTGACATGGCCGATGACTTCAAAGCCGTGTTGGCTGAGAAGATCAGCGCAGGGCAAGACAAGCTCAGTCAACTTCCCGCGCCCATGCGGGCTGCAATCAAGGCGAGGCTCAAGTGGCTCAGCGTGGCCAAGAACCATCAGATACCCCCTGCGGGAGAGTGGTGGGACATCTGGCTCTTACTCGCTGGCCGAGGCGCAGGCAAGACCCGCACCGCAGCCGAAGACATCTGGTGGGAGTCGTGGTCAAACCCCAACACCCGCTCGCTAGTTTCAGCACCCACCTCAGCTGACGTGCGTGACGTGTGCTTTGAGGGGGATTCGGGCTTGATGAACGTCATCCCGCACGAACTGATAAAGAACTACCGCTCCAGCTACCACGAACTTGAACTGATCAACGGGTCGCTAATCAAAGGCATACCCGCGTCTGAACCCGGAAGGTTCCGTGGACCGCAGTTTCATCGGGGCTGGCTAGACGAATTGGCCGCATGGGATTACCTTGACGAAGCGTGGGACATGATCGCCTTTGGTATGCGCCTTGGCAATCACCCGCGCACCGTCGTCACGACCACGCCCAAGCCGAAGCCCAAGATCATGGAGCTGATCGAACGCGACGGCGAAGACGTGATATACATTTCGGCCAGCACCTATGACAACATCGACAACCTTGCGCCTTCGTTCAAGAAACAGATCTTACAATACGAAGGCACCAAGATGGGTCGGCAGGAAATTTACGCCGAGGTGATTGACCCCGAAGAGTCCGGCATCGTCAAGCGGAACTGGTTCAAGCTCTGGCCAGCGGACAAACCGCTTCCCCAGTTCGACTTTGTGGTTCAGTCGTATGACGTGGCCACGAGCGACAAGACCCACAACGACCCCACGGCTTGCGTTGTCATGGGTGTGTTCAAACCCTCGCCCGACAAACCCACTTCCGCCATGGTGATTGATTGCTGGACGGAGTTCCTTCAATACCCCGACTTGAGACCCCGCGTGACCGATGAGTACAAGTCGATCTACGGCGATGAGAACGAGTTCGGCCACGGGAAGAAGGTTGACATGGTTCTGATCGAGGACAAGTCAGCGGGCATATCGCTCCTACAAGACTTGCGCCGTGCGGGGTTGCCCGTCCGGTCTTACAACCCAGGCAACGCCGATAAGACCATGCGGTTGAACATTGTGTCGCCCCTGATTCAGCGCGGGCGGTTATACTTGCCTGAATCCACCGAACGCGAGGGCATGGCACGCACGTGGTGTGAACCGCTCATCAATCAGCTTTGCGCGTTTCCGGAGGTGAGGCACGATGACTTGGTTGACGCAACCACGCAATGCTTGAGGATTCTGAGGGACATGGGTTTCCTCGTGATTGACTATATTGACAACGACGATGACATCTACGTTGATGACACGCAACCTAGGAGGGTGAACCCTTATGCCGAATGATTTTGACCCCGGAACCGGAAATGACTGGGATTCACCATTAGCCCTTGACCAGATGAAGTTCGCGTTGGCCAAGCAACCCGCCCAACCCAGTTCATCTTCCCTTGAGCCGACGCAAAACTACCCGTTGTTGGGCAAAGTGGCGCAAGGGCTTTCTTGGGCAGCCAACCCGACTGATGCGCAAGGCAACGCCATACCGCACAGAGGGTTCAACCCGCTTGACTTGTTACCGCTTGAATCAACCGCCAAAGTGTTGAACCAAATCAACTACGGCGAGCCGATGTTTCAAACGCCTCAGGCCAACGTGCCGTTGTCAACGCAGATTCCCGCAGCGGTTGATGTGGGGTTGGCTGCAGCGCCTTTGGTCGGCAAAGCCGGAAGCACCTTATTGAAAGCAGCGGGTGAAGGCGCCAACGCAAGGTTCTTGGCGGGTAAGCCGTTGATTCCTGGGTTGGGTGCTGAACCTCAGTCAGCAATGTTTGCGGTCAAGCCCAAGGGCGGGAACTGGTATGATAAAGGACCTTTTAGTTTTGAGAGGGATATTGACCTGCTGAAAGCTGAAACACATTTAGGAGATCAAACTGACCCCAGAGCTTTCGAAATAATAAGAAGCGCAATGGGGAATATAGGGTATTCACCTGAACGAATAACCGAGTTTGAAAACAGCTTACATTTGAATAACTGGATTGACAAAAAGCTCAAGCCCTACGTTCGCAATCAAATGGGAACGCCCGACGACCCCATACGCAAACTTGCCGATGAAGGCGTTCATCACATGCCATTAAGTGATCAACCTGTTTCTGAAAGAGACCTTTTACAATCTCGAGAAAGGGAAGGGTTTCCAAAAGAAGGATTAGCTACTACTCCGTTGGGTCAACAATGGGAAGCTAACGCTGATAAGGCTATTGACATAGAAACTGCCGGACAAATTCAAGAAAATTATTCAAAGCCTGGGCAAATATATGCTGCGCAGAAAATGGCTGACAATCCTTGGATATCAAAATTAAACCCAGATACGAAAATTTACAATACGGTCGGGAATCAATTTTCTAACAAGCTGGGCTTTGGCCACATACTTGACATACTGAGGGAAGGCTTGACCACGGGTGACATTCACCCCGAGAAAGACTTACCCAAGATAAGTATATCTGACGCGGTCAAACGCACGCATGAATACGATAAGGCGATGAAAGAAGCCCAAGCCAAGGCTGAACGCGAAGAATTGAAACACGCAAACATTGTCCACAAGACCGATGAAGGCATGGTGGTCAAACTTGACAAGCCCGGACAATTTGCCCGCGAATCCGACAACATGGGGCATTCGGTGCGCGGATACGAACCGCCCAAGACTCATGAAGATTGGACAAAGGTGTCAGGTAATGCGGGAAGTTTGATGTATGGTCACGGGGGTTGGGAAGGCATCAAGAGCGGACGGGCTGAAGTGTACTCCGTGCGTGACGCTGACAATAAACCGCACGCGACTATTGAAGTGGGTAAGCCTGCGATGGTAGGTGAAATGGCCGTTGATTATAGACAACTTCACCCTGAGAATTTCAAAAAGAAATATGGCGCTGAGGAATATGAAGACTTACCCAAAAACGTCACGCAAATAAAAGGTCCAGGAAACGGTGACGTGATACCTGAGCAACGGAAAACCGTCAAGAGCTTTTTGAACTCCCGCAAGTGGGGAAAGGTGAATTATGATGATCTTGAAAAAGTTGGATTAACAGATCTTGAACATGAACGCAGCGTGTATCACAGTTTGTATGACGTGTTGGGCGATTACAAATTACCCCATAAGCGTGAAGAAGCGTTCAGGGAAGCAACATTCAGAAACCCTGATGCGCCCCGCTTTATGAATCGTCAGGAGTTCCGCGACTTTGTTGACCCACCCGTTGAACCCAAGGAACACAAAATGCTTCAAGGCGTGTATCGTGGGTATGCGGGAGATTATGATGCAAATGCAGCGGGTTCAAATATTTTTTCAAGCCCCCAAAAACGAGTTGCTGATTATTATGCTCAAAAGAGAGCAGGTCAAACGGGCTTGACGCCCCATGCTGAAATGTTGTTGGTTGACCCGTTTGCGGGAAGGACTTACGGACATTCAACTCCAGGGTCAGGCGCGGTAGAACCTATGGTCACGCGAGCAAAAGAGCTCAAACCTGAAGATATCAAGGGTCGGACACAACTTTACGCCAAAGGGGGAAGCGTCAAGAAGAAACCCGCTTATAATGTTGACGAGATGCGCTACGCACTATTAAGGAATAAATAATGGCTACTGATATGCCCATACCCCAAGACTACGAACGCTATATTGACCCCATGGTTGACGGCGAGGAAGACTTGGAGCCGTCGGTCTTTGAAATATTTGAGGAAGACGGGCAGGCAATGGTTGAAGAACAACCCGACGGTTCAGCCATTGTTGACTTTGACAAACTCAAAGGACCCGAGGACGAACCCGACTTTTATGAGAACCTTGCGGACGGGGCGATTGACTCTTGGGAACTGAACGCCATAGCGCTGAAGTACATTGACTTGGTCGAGCGCGACAAGCAAGCCCGAGAAGACCGCGACAAACAATATGAAGAAGGCTTACGCCGTACAGGTCTTGGACATGACGCCCCCGGAGGCGCTCAGTTCATGGGGGCGAGCAAGGTGGTTCACCCCGTCATGGCGGAAGCGTGCGTTGACTTTGCCGCAAGAGCGATTAAAGAACTTTTCCCCGCCGACGGACCAGTCCGCACCAAGATCATCGGTGAGGTGACTGAAGCCAAGACTTCCAAAGCCGAGCGCAAGCGCGACTACATGAACTGGCAACTGACCGAGCAAATTGAAGAATACCGCGACGAAGAAGAACAACTATTGACTCAACTCCCGCTCGGCGGGTCTCAGTTTTTAAAGGTGTGGTTTGACGAACAGAAAAAGCGTCCTGCTGTTGAGTTCGTACCTATTGATAACATCTACCTGCCTTATGCTGCGGGTAATTTTTATACTGCAAGTCGCGTCACGGAAGCCCAACAGATTACGCAAGAACAATTTGACTTGCGCGTTTCTGAAGGGCTTTACACCGACCTGAACGTCTTCCGCGCTCCGCAAGAACCTGAAGAGTCAAAAGCTCAAAAGGCCAATGACAAGATTGAAGGGCGAAACAAAAAGCACGACAATATTGACGGGTTGCGGGAGGTGTTCCACATTACGACTTGGATGGAGCTTGAAGGTGACTCATTCTCAAAAGGCGAGCGCGTTCCCTACATCTTGATGATTGATCAGAACGAGCGTGCCGTGGTCGGGCTTTACCGCAACTGGGAGTACGGCGATGAGACTAGAACCAAACTTGACCACATTATTGAATTCAAGTTCATTCCATGGCGCGGGGCTTACGCTATTGGGCTGCCTCACCTCATCGGTGGGCTTTCTGCTGCTCTCACTGGTGCTTTGCGGGCTTTGCTCGATAGCGCTCACATCAACACTGCGCCGACTATGCTCAAGCTTAAAGGCGCTAAGATCAGCGGTCAGACCACCACCATCGAACCTACTCAGGTTTCCGAAATTGAAGGCGCACCCGGAGTTGACGACGTACGCAAGATTGCGATGCCTGTGCCGTTCAATCAACCCTCGCCTGTTCTTTTTGAGCTCCTCGGCTGGCTTGACAATGCGGCAAAAGGGGTTGTCACCACTTCAGAAGAGAAAATTGCTGACATCACGTCAAACGCACCCGTGGGCACAACTCAGGCGTTGATTGAACAAGGGGCTGCAGTATACTCCTCAATTCATGCACGCCTTCATGACTCGCAGAAGCGCGTGTTCAAGATCATTGCGCGCCTGAACAAGTGGTACTTGGACGATCAGGTGAAGTCAGAAGTCGTGGCCGACCTGAATATTAGCGCCGAAGACTTCAAGTCCAATGTGGACATCATCCCCGTTTCAGACCCACACATCTTCGCCGAGACCCAACGCTACGCACAAATTCAGACGTTGGCTGCGCGTGCTCAGCTGAACCCCGATTTGTACAATCGCCTTGAAGTTGAAAAGCGTATTCTGAAGCAGATCAAGTTACCGGACATTAATCAGATACTTCCTGACCCACAAGAAGTTCAAGACATGAACTTTGCGCTTGAAAATGTGGCCATGACGCTGGGTAAGCCCGTGGGCGCGTACCCTCAGCAGAACCACTTGGCGCATATTTTGGGCCACCTGAATTACGCTGCCGACCCCGTTTACGGGTCTAACCCGATCATATCGCCCACGTTTATTCCGGGTTGCCTTGAGCACATCAAACAACATTTGACGCTTTGGTACTTGCAACAAGCGGACAAATACACGAGTGAAGCGCTAGGTAAGCCGTTTGAGGTGATGAAGATTAAACCGATACACGACGGCGCACAAAAACTTCTTGCCGCAGCCATGCAACACGTCCACAAAGACACTCAAGAAACCGTTGCCCCTGAGGTGTTGCCCGCCATTAATGCGATGTTGGCGATACTTAAACAAGCGCAAGGCCAACCCCCGCTTGACCCCGCCAGTCAGGCGTTGTTACAAGCGTCAATGGCAGAGACCGAACGGAAAGCAGCCTACGACAAAGCCGACTTGGGCATCAAAGCGCAGAAGGCTCAGGATGACGCCCACGGTAAACAAGCAGCATTGGTGGCGCAACAACAAATTGAGAGCGCCAAAATCACGCATGACGTGAATACGATGACTATTGAAAAACAATTTGAAGCGCAACAAGCCCAAGCCGAACACGCGCGTCAAGTTCAACAGAGCAACTTGCAACATCTTCAAGCGATGCAGCAACAAGCAGCCAGTGCTCAGCAAAACGCCATAGCGCAGCAGCAAAGCACCCCACAACCCCAAGGAGAACAGAATGTCTGAAGCTATTAACATGCACAAACGCATCGCCATGGGCGGTGAGTCTGAAGCAAACCACTTGAAAAAGGGTGGTAAAGTCAAGCGCTACGCCAAAGGCGGGAGCGTGAAGAACGACTCGATTGACGGAAGTGACTCAGGACAACCTGCGGAAATGACCCATCAACGTAACGTCAACAAGATTAGCGCCTACCCTGAAAAAGTGGTCGCTAAG